ATTTTAGAATTGGTTTTGAATTAACATCTAAATCTGTTCTAGATAGAAGTGATAAGTTTTCTAAAGAATCTTATAATACATTTGCTAAAATATTTCAAAATATTGATAATCCACAATTTGTAGATCAACATAAAAAGTTTTTTGATTTTATTGATAAAGCATCTGTAGCTGTAAAAGCTAGTCCAAATTATAAAAATGTAGATTCAAAATATAATGAACGATTAGATAATTTTTATAATGAAATGTATAATAGATTCCAAAATGGTATTGCAATTAAAAAGAATACAAATGATTTATTAAATCCTAAATCTGCAGATTATATTGGAAAAGATATATATAAATTTATACCTGATTCTGCAGAGATTATGAAAGGATTATATCAAGGGGTTGCACAGCAAGACATTAAAAAAGTAACAATACAAAGATTACCAGGCGAATCAGTATCAGATTATAAAAAAAGAATAGGCAAATAACATGGATTTAAATCAGTTAAAAGAAGCTGGTTTTAATGACCAAGAAATTAAAGACTACGTTGATACAGAATCAAAACAATTAATTAATGCTGGATTTAACAATCAAGAAGTAAGTCAATATTTTGGTGTTAAACAAATGAACACAAAAGAAATTAAAACTTACTGGCAATCTATTAAAGATTCAATGGTTCAACCAGTTGTTCAACTTGGTGAAAGAAAAGAAAAAGGAATAGAGGCTGTACAAGAAGGTTTAGTTAAAGCTCAAGAAGGTTTAATTGGAAAAGAATTTGATTTTAATACTTATAGAGAAAGAGGTGTTGGTGGTAGAATTAATTCTTTAATAGATGCTTATAATACTACAGGAAAATTACCAGACGTTTACACAACATCAGAACCAGAAGACACTGGTTATTTAGAAGGCTTTATAGAAAGAGGTTATACATTATTTGGAGATTTACCTTATTACCTTGGTGGAGGTTTACTTGGTTTAGCTGGTGGACCAAAAACTGCAGCCTTTACTGCTGGATTTGTACCAGGAACAATAAGAAAAATGTATATTACAGCCTTAGAAAAAGGTGATGTTGATACTTATGAAGAGTGGTGGAAAATATTTGTTAATGAAGGAATTAAAGCTGGTGCTACAGAAGGATTACAACTAACTGCAGCAGCAGTTGCTCCACAACTTGCTGGACCAATAGGTAAAAATTTCTTTGGTAAGGTTGCATCACAAGTAACTGCATTTGAGGGTGTAGGTTCTTTAATTAAAGGTGAGCTTCCAACAAAAGATGATTTGGTTTATTCAACAGGATTTTTTTTAGCTTTTGGATTAGGAGAAAAAGGTGCAAAAAAAGTAATAGAGCAAGTTAAAAATACAGGAAAAAAACCTGCAGAGATTTATGAAGATTCTATTGTAGATCCTACTATTAGAGAAGATATTGGAAGTAAAAACATTGATGTTGCCAGAACCTATGAACCTATAAGTGAAATAAAAGTAGAGCCAATAAAGGCTGTAGAAACTATTAAATCAGAAAAGTCTATAGATGTTGATATTGCTAAAGTTCAAGAAAAAATATCATTTGATCCAGTAGAAATTAAAACAACTACTAAAGATGTTTTAAATAATTTTACATTTAATTGGTTAGATAAATTACATCCTGTATTAAGATCTGTTAGAGAAGCTGAAAAAATAGGAGTTAAAGTACAAGAAGGTTTTCTTAATCCTTATGAACTTGCAAGACTTCAGCCTGGAATGATTAGCAGAGGAGAACATTTTTTAAAATATGGAACATTAGATTTTAAAACATTAGAAAATAAGAGCCAACCATTAATAACAATATTAGAACCAGTAACTAAAGACATAACAACTTATAAAGAATTTGGTGCTTATTCAATTTCTAAGAGAGCAATAGAAAAATCAAATCAAGGATTTGAAACTGGTATTGATATTCAAGCTGCAAAAAATACAGTTAGAAAATTAGATGCCAAGTATAAAGAAACATTTAAACAGTTAGGTGAATATCAAAACAATTTATTAAAATATTTAAAAGATTCAGAAATTATTAATGAAAAAACTTATAACGTAATGTTAGAGGCAAATAAAGATTATGTTCCTTTCTTTAGAGTATTAGAAGATTTAGGTAAAGATGGATCAATTTCTAAATCAGTTGCTAATCCTCTTAAACGATTTAAAGGAAGTGATAAAGTTATCGTAGATCCTATTGAAAGCATTTACAAAAATACATTACATTTTGTAACATTAGTTGAACGTAATCGTTCATTAGTTGAATTTGTAAAAATGATTGAATTATCAAGAACAATAGATCCTAAAGCATTTCCAGAAGTATCTAAATCAAAACCAAAATTAACAAAAACAAAAGTTACAAGAGAAGAATTGGAAAATGTTGTTACAGATATATCTAAAATAGATTCTTCAGCGTTAGAAGGATTTGAAATATTTAGAAGAACACAACAACAATTAGGTAAAAATGAAGTTGCTATATTTAGAGATGGCAAAAGAGAAGTTTGGGATTTAGGTTCTGATTTATCAAGATCATTTAAACATTTAAATGAAACATCTCAAAAATTAGTTAGTAGCATTATTAGTTTACCATCAAGAACATTAAGAGCTGGAGCTACATTAGCACCTGAATTTTTTTTAAAGAATGCAATAAGAGATACTGCTGGAGGAACAATTTTTAGTAGAAACGGATTTGTATTAGGTTTAGATACAGCAAGAGGAATGATGACACAAATTCTTTCTAAATATGGAAAAGAAAATTCATCTAAAATTTATCAAGATTGGATTAAATCTGGTGGACCACAATCTTCATATGTAGCATTTGATAGAAATTATTTTTCAAACAATATTTCAAAAGAATTAACATCAAGACCAGTTTATAATTTAGTTAAAAATCCTTTAGAAATGTTAAGAATTGCAACTGAATTTTTTGAAAATTCTACAAGACTTGGAGAATTTCAAAAGGCTTATAATAATTCAATTAAAAAAGGATTAAATCATAAACAAGCTGTTGAACGTGGTGGATTTGAAGCAAGAAATATAACTGTTGATTTTCAAAAGATGGGAGCAAAAGTTGGTGCATGGAATGCTGTTAGTGCTTTTTTTAATGCTAGAGTTCAAGGTTATGTAAAACTATATGATACATTTAAAAATCCAGAAACAAGATATAAAGCATTATATTTATCTGCTAGCTTAATTACTTTACCATCTATTCTTCTTTGGTATGCCAATCATGATGATGAAAGATATAAAGAGTTACCTCAATGGCAAAAAGATTTATTTTGGATATTTATTACTGGAGAAGGTAAAGATACTACTATTTGGAGAGCTCCAATACCATTTGAACTTGGTTTTATATTTAAAACTTTACCAGAAAGAGCTTTAGATTTTATAAATAAAAAAGATCCAACAGCTATTAAAAATTTACTTAAAGACTTTGCGTTAGACAACGCAACAAGTGTTCTTCCTATTCCTGATATTGCTAAGCCTTTTATAGAAGCATGGAGTAATAAAAGTTTGTTTACTAAAAAACCAATCGTGCCAAGATCTTTAGAGGGTATACTTCCTGAATATCAATATACAGAATATACTTCTGAAACATCTAAAATATTAGGAAAATTAATTAGACAAATATCTGGTGATTATTCTGGTATATCTTCACCAGCTAGAATTGAATCAACTATAAATAACTGGACTGGTACACTTGGTAGAACATTTACAACAGTATTAGATAAAGCATTAATTGCTTCTGGTATTGTAGATGATCCTATTAAACCAGAAGAAACATTATCAGACATGCCGATTATTAGAGCTTTTGTAGTTCGTAATCCTACTTCTGGCTCTGAATATATAACAACATTTTATGATAAATATGATAAAGTTAGTAAAATATTTAACACAATAGATAAATTGCAAAAAGCTGGTAACTTTGAAGAAGCTAATAAACTATTAATTAATCTTCCAGCTGAAGCTACTATTTTAAAATCAACTTATAAATTAGTTCAAGATAACGAACAAAGAGTTAGAAATATTTATAATAGTAAGTTATTTACACCAAACGAGAAAAGACAATTAATAGATGAGTTATATCGTCAAATGATTGATATTAGTAAATACTCTTTAGAAACAATAAAAGAAATTAAATAATAGACACAATGATTAAAATATAATAAAGGAACTTTATGACAATATCCTCAACTACAGTTAAGAATAGTTATAGTGGTGATAGTTCAACTACTACATTCTCATACACATTCAAGATATTCGCAGATTCAGATATTCAAGTCATCATTCGTTCTACTGATGGAACTGAAACAACTAAAACTATTACAACTCACTATACTGTAACAGGTGCTGGTAACTCTGGTGGTGGATCAGTTATATTTACATCAGGTAATATTCCAACATCA